AAGTAAACTGACCATCTTCCTGGCTCATTTCTGAGATCAGATGCAATACATCTTCTTCTGTTAAGAATGATGGGTTTTTATGCATCTCTGCATAGACTCGATCTTCTGTAGTAAAGGTAGTGATGATTATCTCCTTTTGTTTGTTGATCTATTGTTTGCTTGCTGTTTTGGTGTAGCCCATCGACAGTTATTTGGCTCATAATCGCCATTATTGTCAATTCTGTCAATGGAATGTATTTTGCTTGGTTTTTTCCCCATATCTTCTAAAAAATTTTCAAACTTTAGCCACCTAGAACAAATTTTTATTCCTCTGCCACCATATCTATGAAAACTTGATGATGATTTCCAATGAGTTCTAGACAATATTCCAGACCAAGCTGCATATTCAGGTGTTTTAAATTTTCCATGTTTTGTTGCTCTATTTTTTGCCAATTCGTTTTTTAAACAACCACAAGATTTTTGTCGTTTACTATTTAATGTATGTCCAGCAACTATGCAAAAATTTCCACATTTACATAAACATTTCCAATGGTAATGTCCATTTTTTTGATAAGCAAAATCTTTTACTTCTAATCTTTCATATTGTTTGCCTATCATTTTTTTTATTTTGTTTTCTAATCTTGTCATTCAAACAGTATAGTTAAAATAGTGAATGTTGTCAATTACTAAATGTAGTCATATTGCTTGGCCTCGGCTAATTAAAGTAAACCCACTAGCAGGGTATCGTCTTTTCTCTACTTTTTCTCCGATCCCCCAGATAGTCATTACAGTATCATCTTCTAAATAAAAGCAGCCTTCAACTGTAAAGCCTTGAGCATTGTAAGCATAGGCTCTTTTTAGTGGACTGTAAGTCTTGCCTTTATGTTCACAAATCTCATTCGTCAAAACAATTTTTCCACCACCTTCATTGGTCATACTAGCAATGGCATCTGCTTTAGCAACACCAATTGATAGTGCTGTTAATAGTGCTATTAAAAATGTTTTCATTTGGTAGCCTTTCTCAGCTCTATATGCTTTTGCAAGATATGCCAAAACTCAGATTTAATGATGTTCATATTTCCCCCTTTTGTAGAATCTTATACTATTTCTACAAATATCTACTAGGTATTTTCCCTAATAAAATGAAAACATCCACAAGCATATGGCAGATTCAGTTCTGTGATCTCTGTAATGTATGGATGCCGACCATCATTCGGAATCAGGTAAAACTCCTGGCAAGTAAAACCTTTAAATAAAGATTGAATATAGACAGGGCTATAGACCCTGTGAGCATTGAAATAAACAGCAGGCTTACCAACAGGCACTACAAAGAATAAATGCTTTGCAGAGCTTTTTTTGAGGTTTTCTATGGCTTTTAGATCGCCTTCATTGTCTAGGTTATCTCCATAGCGACCAAGGCCAATATGCTCTACAACATGGCAGCAAGATAAAGACTCTACTGGTGCTAAGTAATCTACAGATATGTCAATATGGCCTATTAACAAATTTGTTAATTTTAGGTTTGGCTTTCGATAGTCTAGGAATTTAGTAGGAATTGTTGCAGCTAGTGTTGTGCAAAGATGCAGAGATGATCCGATGTCAAAGTGGATCTTTGGATTTACTTCATTGATCTTTCGAACTGCCCATGCAACATGGTAAACATAATGCTCATCAAACCCATGTCCTCCATCATCATTCAAACAAGGATAAGCATGGCACTCAAATCGAGTCTCTTTTTCTATAAACTGTAGAGCTTGCTGCTTAAATGTTTGTTCATCCATAATGACTCATAAATGTTCCATTAAACAGGTTAATGTATCTTTTATGATACAAATATTAACCTTTATGTATATTTTAAGAAACATCTTAGTAGTTATAGGTTATATAAATATATAACTGTCTTTTGGTGAACGAACCTAGCCTAACCTAGGTTGCCTTCATCTGTCTCTTGGAGCCACAGAACCCGACAGTCTTTCAAGGAATCGGCACTATCTTCGCCACCGATATATGGGCTGTTACATCCTTTAAACCCCTAGTAGCCCTACAAGTCTTATTCGCTAGTGGTTGCAATCCCCAAATAAGACGAATTGATACTATAACCTAAAATTCAAACTCTTTGTAATCGTATCTTCCATTGGGCTTTTTGAACCACCCAATAACATAGATTTTCCAATTGGATCTTAAAAGATCTGGAAGGATGTCTGAATTGCTTATTTTTTTGACCCTTGCTGACATATTGCTTTTTGATGTCAATTGGATTGCTACTGTCTCTCCTTTTCCAATAGCCACGATGTCGAACAGACCGAACAAGTCTTTCTTTCTCTTTGTGAATGCATTGTAGGACTCTACAGTATCGCATCTGTATCCCCTCTCCTCGAATAAAGCGATGGTTCGCTGATTAAGACTAGACAAGATCTTCCTTGGTAATCTTGCCTTCTGAGGCTGCAATAATGGTATCATGGTGCTTTTCTGGTATGCCATTTCGCATATGCCAGGCATAGACAGTTACATACTTCACACCCAAGGCCTCTGAGATACCCTTGTAAGAACCCCAAACTTCCATCAGTTTGTCGAAGTGTTGTTTTTTTGCCACAGTTTCCATAGTATCTCCTAGTTGATCGGTCTTTTATTCTACATCAATCAAGGATTTGTAGACCTAGGGAAAGTCCCTATAAAAATATTCTACATTTCTCTACAAATGCTGTATAGTTCTACATAAGCAATCTTGCTTATTTCTTGTGAAGGAGAAATTGTGAAAGACTACAAAGGCACTAATAAAGACTTTTTTTGGGGAGCAGTTGCAGCGATCCTAATGCTTGCACCTGCAATGGCTGTATACATTTTGAAAACAGGGGGTTTATCATGAATAAGTATGATGCATGGCTTGAAGAACCATATCATCAATTGGATGATGCAGATGCTCACAGAGAATATATTTGGGTTAATTATATGCAGCCTGGTAAGGAATATGATGTAATGAATCTTGAAGTATTCCAAGAGCATTTAGCAGAAGCTACTGCTGATTATGCTGGTGCTGAGAAGTGGGAAAACCTCAGGGAGTATGCAGATCGAGGTGAGTGGGAAAAGTTTGGTCGAGCTATTTATTATTTAGTTCATGACCATATTGAGAATCAATTGGCTGATTAAGGGGGATATATGAAAGCATTTCCAATTCATTTGCACGAACAAGGTATGGATTTAAGAGATTACTTTGCAGCTAAAGCTATGCAAGCAATGTTATCTTGGGAAGATGTTGGTGATTTTGATGTTTCTAAAGAAGCCTATATGATGGCAGATGCAATGATTAGTGAAAGGGATAGAAAATGAGTAAGTATTTAGAACTTAGAAATGTAGATGTATCAGACAAGGTAGAGAAGAAGAATGGATTGTCTTATCTATCTTGGGCATGGGCTGTAGATACATTGCTACAAAGAGATCCACAGGCTACTTGGACTTATGGACAGCCTGTAATGTTTGGTGAGACTGTGATGGTCTTTTGCACAGTCAATGCCTTTGGTAAATCCATGACAGCTCAATTGCCTGTAATGGACTATCGGAATAAGGCCATTCCTAACCCAGATGCATTTGCAGTTAATACAGCAATGCAGCGATGCCTAGCCAAAGCAATTGCTTTGCATGGCCTTGGATTGTCTTTGTATGTTGGAGAGGATCTTTGGGATGATGTAGATATTGACCCATCGGATCTAGTAGAAAAGATCTTGCAGTCTAAGGATCTTGTGGAGCTCAAGGTTAATTTTGCACAGGCCTACAAAGATGTGCAGAAGGACAAAGAAGCTCTCAAGAAGGTTAATGAGGCAAAAGAAACAAGAAAGGCACAGTTAAGTGAAACTAGCTGATGAGCAGCCTGACAATGTTTGTTTTGATTGTGGAGAGAAATGGGGAGCAATCCCCATGAAAACAGGGGAGAGTCATCGAGTATGGATAGACCAATGCGATGTATGTTTAAAACTCACAGCAGTAGCCGATGCATCGGAATATGGATATATGAAGGAAGGATGGGATGGAGACGAAGTGGTGTCATAGTTGCCAAATTTTTAGGGCAAAAGATGGTTTTAAGTTGGTAAAGGTCGGAAGCAGGACTAAACCTGTTTCTAGATGGAAATGTAAATTTTGTTTAGACCGAGAGTCTAGGAGGAAATATGAATCAAGAAAATGAGTTT